AGCGACAATGGTACCGTCACTATTCAATGATACAGAACTTCCGGATTGGTCACCTGAAGCTTCGCTATCAATGTCTTGGCCAAGTTGATTCCAAACAGTACCATCATACTGATAAATACGTGTGTGACCATAATTTCCACTAGTTGCGGTGCCGTCATTATAGCGAGCCCCAATAGCGACAATGGTGCCGTCACCATTTATCGATACTGAAATTCCGGATTGGTCATCTTTAGCTTCGCCATCAATATCCTGACCTATTTGATAACTAGGACCGCCTGTAAAAGTAATAGATTCTACTACATCAGTATCGCCTAATTTTTTTCCTCCTAAATAAACTCCGCCATTGAAACTCGCATCACCACCAACCAACAAATGGTTATCAGCGTTGCGTAATTGAAGTGACCCACCGCTAATATCAACGAACCCTTTAACGTACATGGATTCGAAACAGTTCGCATTGTTGGATAAATCTAACCAATTTGCCATGTTGTATATATATATAGTATATACAAAATGCAGGAAAATAAAACCAAAAAATATTTTCTAAAGACCATTTTTATAATTCACAACATACGGATTTTCTTTCAATTGACTACTAATATCCCAATCATTTCGAGTTGCGTCAACATTGGAAGGAAGTTTGTTATGATTCCCAGCAACACGTCCCATATTGGAAACATCTGGCGCCATATAAGGCATATTACCGACTACATCGCGATTGTTCTTCAATGAGTTGTCGCGCGTTTTCTCTCGCATATTGATATCACTGTTCAACAATGACATATTACCCTTTGTCAATCGCCCGTCAATAGTACTCGATTTAATGTCATTGTTTCTCTGGTTTTGAATAGCTTCATAAGATTGCAGTTCGCGATGCCCATCAGTTGCTCCAACACCACCAGTATAGTAAAAATCGCCAGTCTCATTTCTATTTGTATAGGCAACCTGATGTTCCGTATTTTTGTATGCACCGCCATGTTGGTTAGCATTAATATTCAAATGATTTTTCGAATTTTCAGTAGTTTCACGAATGGTTGCAGCAGGTCTATCCGCCGGGTTGAAAATGTATGAGTTAGGGACGGTTGCCCCGGCATTTTGATAAGGACGCAATGTACCAATAACGTTTTCTTTGCGAGAAGGTCGTAAAACATCTAGTAGAGGTGCAATGGTTGCTTTCAATCCACCGCTCACTAGCCCAAAATAGCTATCCTGTTTATTCGATGTACGATTGTTGGGGTAAGCCATTTTAGATTTGATACCATAATCACCATTGGTCGCATGGTTGCGGCTATTTGCATTTGCTACACCCAGAGGTACTGCTCCCAGCTGCTGGTTATGAGAAGGCATGTATTCACCTGGAAGATAACTTGCTTCTTGGTCTCCACCTGCAATACCTGTATAAGAAGTGGTTGTTTCAGGCCGGGTCACGTGTCTATCAATCGGTATGGAGTGCAAAGACTGTCCTTTTTCTACGCCACCAGTGGTGAACAATCTACCAATGTCCTTACTACCAGAAGTCATATCACGGTCATCAAAAACAAAATCGCGGTCAGGGCGGTTCTTCTCCATAACACCCATTTGGTCACGAGTAGCAATATTTTGAATGTGGCTACCTGCTGGACCTTCATGCCCTACCAAAGAAATACCGCCCGCTTTTGGATTGGTGGCCACGCGCATCTCATCGGCGGTTTTTGGCATCCAGCTTTCACGTTGCATCATGCCCGAATTGAACCCATCGCCGCCTTCGTTGGTATATCCCAGTCCCAACCCAGGAGCAACCCGTTCTTCTTCAAATGGCTTGACATTTGCCATGCGCATACTAGGATTGACACGAGATTGGAAAAAATCACTTTGATTAGGTGCACCGTGTGCAAATTGAACATTCTCATCGGGTGCGAAGAGAGGGGACTGTTCTTTCTTCGTCATGAGCTGAGAGCCTGACCCAGTATAATTGTCCATGATTCCTTCATTAGAGTTCGCTGTCGTTTTGGATGTTCTCAAATTACTACCAAAGAAAGGCACCATATTGTTATGCTGAAAGTAATCGCTGCCTACTTTTTCGCCGGACAATGACAGGAACTCAGGTTGAGTAACACCGTCCTGTGTACCTTTATTTTCACGTCCATTGAAATATTTGTCCGTATATACTCCATTGCTTTCAAACCTATTTACGCGAGACAAAGACGATGTTTGGTCCAATTCGCTGGAAGATACGGGGTATTCGGAAGGATAATTTTTATTGGGAATATTTGTATTGGGAAGTCCATTGTTTCCAGAAAAATTTTCATTTACAGAATCTTGGTTTCTATTTTGATTGGATGCTATATATAACAACCCTAATGCTACGCCAGGTATCGCTAATTCCATTATAATATATACTATATTACTATATTTACATATTATAAATTTGATAATTTATTGTATAGAAGACCCAAAACACCCCTTTTCGTTTCCAGCAATACACATAGACGGGCCAGTTAAGTAATATTGCTGGCTGTCAACTACTGGAATATTCGGCTGGAAATTATCTTTTTCGATGATGCGACTTTGAATATTGCAATCAAATTTTCTCTCTAAATCATTTTGCGGATTCAAAAAAGGTGACTCCCAACGAGAATGTTCTAAATCTTTGTAGGTCCATGCAGGGTGGCTAGCTCGGCTTTCTTCGGTGAAAGGTTGCTCAACGCGATAGGCGTTGGTTTGGCTACGTGCCTGATGTTGTTTATAATCATTTTTGTTTGTCAAATCGCGATTGTATGTGCGAGTAAGACCGTATAAATCACTTTCTAAGTTTACAGAATTGGTATGTAAATTAGCGCCCCATTTTTGCAATCTAACATGGGGGTCCTCACTAAATGGCATATCCATACCGGGTCCGGGTGTATTCAAAAAATACCGACCGTGATAGGTACTCTCTTCTAATTGTTTTTTGATACGATGCGGGTCATCATGAAATCGTGTAAAAGACATTGTAAGTTATTATATAGATGGAAAAAAACTTCCTTCAAAAGGTATATAAATATGAAAACAATATATGTAATATACATAGAATGGAAACTCCTAAAATATGTTTGAACATGATTGTAAAAAATGAAGGTAAAATTATTACTCGTTTATTAGACAGTGTGGTCAAGTTGATTGATACATATGTAATATGTGATACTGGAAGTACAGACAATACTGTGGATATCATTTGCAAATATTTCGAAGAAAAACAAATGGAGGGAAAAGTTATCGTAAAAAAGTTCGAAGATTTTGGAAAGACTCGTAGTTATGCATTATCTCAGTGTATAAATGAAGACAATGCGGATTATATATTATTATTAGACGCAGACATGCAGTTGATTATCAACCCATTGTTAGATATCAATGAATTCAAAAACACGTTGACGGACGATGCGTATTACATGATGCAAGGAAATGACGCATTTCAATACAAAAATGTCAGGCTCGTTCGTAATAAAACGCGATTTTATTACTTAGGTGCAACACATGAGTATATTACATCGGATAGTACATATATTATGAACATGATATCAAAGACGGATATTTTCATCAATGACATTGGTGACGGTGGTTCCAAATCCAGTAAATACAGCAGAGACATTGAATTGCTTAAAACCGGATTGGAAAAGGAACCACGAAACGAGCGATATATGTTTTATCTGGCGAACAGTTACAAGGACAACAAACAGTATGAGGAAGCTATCCTCTATTACAATTTACGTATAGTGAGTAAAGGGTGGGACCAGGAAATCTGGTGCAGCCATTACTACAAAGGTTTGTGTTACAAACATTTGAATAAAATGCCTGAAGCGGTAGACGCATGGTTAGACGCCTTCCAATGCATGCCGCATAGACTAGAGTCAATATATGAAATTATACAGCATTATAGAATAAAAGGACATCAACGCGTTGCTTACCATTTCTATCTGATGTCTACGAATTATCGCAGTAAAATAGCTGAAAATGACCAGCTGTTTTTAGTGAAGGACATTTACGATTACAAATTGGATTATGAACTCTCCATACTTGGTTACTATATGGCACTCGATACCTATACGATGAATAATTTGTGCATCAATCTGTTGAATGTACCATCATTGCATTCTAGTTACAAGGAGAACATATTGTCAAACTACAAATATTATGCGGTAGATTTAACTCGTTTGAAGATGGACAAAGCCATCGCCCTAGATACATTGAAAGAGAATGGAACACAAATGACTATGAAACATTCATACGAGTTCCACAATTCAACGCCTAGTATTTGTTTTCACAACAATCAGTTAGTCGTAGTTACCCGGTATGTCAATTATTACATAGATAAGGACGGATTTTATAAAGCAAAGGGATTGACGGGTCATTATTGCAATTTAGAAACCATTGAAACTAGAAACATGTGTGCAGTGTATGATATAACCGATGACGCACTAACTCTATCTAGACAATTTGAAATCAAATACGATGCGTCCATGGATGGATTTTACAAAGGAATCGAAGATATTCGCATCACAAGTATGGAAAACGAATTATACTTTACTGGTAACCGAATCACGCAGTATCCAGATTTGAATATTACGATAGAATACGGTAAATTGGATTTAAAAAATGAGCAACTTTGCTCCACATTACTGAATATTGAAAACAAATCAAAAATAGAAAAGAACTGGGTATTGTTTCCAGATGGCGATAAACAACGGATTATATATAAGTGGCACCCATTAACGATTTGCGATATTGAGAACCCAGAATTGAAAACCGACGATTTGCAAACAAACTCAGTTCGCATTATAAAAACAGTGGATACCCCTCCCATTTTCAAGGACATTCGTGGCTCAACCAATGGTGTAGTGATTGACGACGAAATATGGTTCATCGCACATATTGTTAGTTATGAAACAAAGCGACAATATTACCATTTGTTTGTTGTGCTAGATAAAAATACGATGACAATCAAAAGATATTCCAGGTTGTGTACATTTTCGGCCAACAAAGTTGAATACACTCTTGGATTTGATTATGTAACAGATAAAAAACAATTTATAGTGGGTTATAGTAAAAACGACAGTGACACTGATTTTTACACCATCGCTAGAGAAAACGTAGAACAGTTAATGATAGACAATCATGAATCTACCTGAGCAACAACATCAAATGTTTCCGCGTTGCGGCATAATTCCCCGAAGGTTTTTCGATGCCATTGGGTAATGCCGTATTGTTGAATGCCTTCGCGATGTTGTTTAGTTCCATATCCAACATTTTTACGCAATCCATAATATTCATCTAAAACCGTATATTCGTCGCATAATGTTTCCACATAGGCATCTCTGGCGTTTTTTGCCAGTATACTTGCAGCTGCTATACCCATGTATTTTGCATCACCCTGTTCTACTGTAGTATAATTTAACTCTACCAAACATTGAGACGCTTCGTTATAATGCATATATGGTGTAAAATAATTTCCATCTACAATTGCAGTGATGTCGGTCACATTTGTTGGGCTATCTTCGCAAATAGAATGGATGGTGTTTCTGATACAACTATGCATGCCTCGCATTACTGATTTGAGTATATTTATATCATCAATCACATCTGCTTCTAGATATTCCACTTTCCAGTACAAAGCGTTCTGTTTAATGTATTCGGCGGTTTCTTTCAACTTTTTCTTTGACGAGAATTTTTTACTGTCTTTGATATTTGTTCCATCAAATAAACTAGGGTCTTTAGGTAAAACTACACATGCTACATACACACGCCCGAACAAACAACCTCTACCGGCTTCATCTATGCAAATTTCATATTTGTTATCGGTATCATAAAACCTTTCCAAAAGAACTGTTTCTTTCTTTGGCATTTCACTAACAATATAATGTTGTTAGTGAAAATTTCCTTTGTATGTTATTATCAATTTTTATTTACTCTATTTTAACATATATATTTTCAACATATACTATATATATTCTATTTTGAAATGAAATTCAAGATTACACCATTGACCATTTTTTTGTTATTGTTAGTAGTTTTAGTTGTGCTGATTGTATTCAATAATTCAACCTCTTTTCAGAAAGAGGGGTTCGTTTCATTTTTACAAAGTGAACCTGCGGCTTCACGACAGACTGTTCCTCAATACAATCCCAACGAAAAAGTATACAAGTTGTACGATAATCTATATTTTGATAATAAGAATGGTAGTCTCGTTGAGTTGACCTCTTCTGAATTTACTGGAAATGTAGATATGATTGGTAATACTATCACTCAAATGAGCGTGATGCCCCGAAGTTCATCGGTTGCATACACATATGAGCTTACATCAGCTACCCAAAAGATTGCACCTCCTACAAAATCTTTGGTATCTTCCTATACCCCATTGATATATGATACGGACGGTACAAATACTGATAAATACTCTGTACTCTATATGCCATGGGGGAAAAAGACTTTTTTACATGTTTTAGATACAACTACAAGTCCTATCACAAACGAAGCATCTTTCTTATTTAGTGATACATCGGTTGTTTACAGTAAAATATTGGATGGGTCAGAAATATACATCGAAGACTATAAAATAGATGCCGACGAACACAACAACACTGATGTATCGGTGCCTATGTACAATAGTGCACGTAAGGTCCATCAGTTGAATAAATTTGTTCATTATGACATGAAGAATGGTAGTCTATTGCTATCCAGCGGCGAAGAGGGTGTCGATGTATACAAGCGTGGAGATACAAACAAAATAGCTATCCACAAAACTAGCGCCGACGATGTGACAGAAACAAAGTTCGGAGACGATGATGAATACAAAACAATGTCTTTTGATGTACAAATGCATCAAGACAAAATGGGTGGAAATACGGTTATGGTATTTTCTCAATCATTTGAAACTATGGTAGTCATTGTCGGTAAAGATGCAAATGGCAATGTAACTATTAAGAATTTGAAACGATTCAACCCGAATGGTATAGATGATGGCAGTACATTATCATCCACAGGTGAAGACGACAACACACAAAAAGAAGAAGATAACGAGGACGATGGTAATGAAAAGGATACTGGACTAGATATAAACGACTATATTTTGAAAACACAGATTGTCCCACCGGTATGTCCTGCATGCCCGGCATGTGATTTCACTGGTGCCTGTTCCAATTGCGGTGGAAATGGTGGCTCAGGTACGCTGACACAGAAAGGCAACTCAACTGTAGAGGGGGATGCTGTTTCCAAAAAATCAGCTGCGGATGTTGCTACAGGAACAGTCGGTGCTGTAGGGGATGTTGCATCAGGAACAGTCGATGTGGCAGGTGATGTTGCTACAGGAACAGTCGGTGCTGTCGGGGATGTTGCTACAGGAACAGTCGGTGCTGTCGGGGATGTTGCATCAGGAACAGTCGGTGCTGTCGGGGATGTTGCAACTGGTGCAGTAGGTGCAGCAGGTGGCATTGCATCGAGTGCACTTGGTGCGGTAGGAGATGTTGCTGCTGGTATAGTAGGTGCTGGTAAAAAAGTAACCGATGCTGCCGGTGCTAAAAATAATACTAATAATACAGAAAAGGTACCACAGGATTCTAATAAACAGATGACACAAGTGATGCCACAGGGCAATAATGACCCGTATTCTTATTATGGACAATTACCTTATAAAAAGCCGAATGAGTATATGCCCATAACTGCCGACTTCAGCTCTTTTGGTAAATAATTCGTTTATTTACGTATATAAACATAACAATAGTATATAATTATTATTGTTATGGAATCGATTGATATTAATACTATTTTTGAACGCAATGATATCAAGAATCAAATAAAGAGTGTCTTAATGGAGTTCGAAGAAAAATGCCATAATGTAACGTATAAGAAGGGCATCTATCTATATGGGTCACCTGGTACGGGCAAAACCTATTTTATAACTGAATTGTTAAAGGAGTTGAATTATGATATAATAAAATATGATGCTGGTGATATACGTAATAAAAATCTGATAGAAACCATTACTTCAGACAATGTATCAAACAGAAATGTATTGGATATGATGACACGAAAACAAAAGAAGATAGCGATTGTTATGGACGAAATAGATGGTATGAATAGTGGCGACAAGGGCGGCATCAATGCGTTAATAAAACTGATTCGTCAGAAGAAGACAAAAAAACAAAAGAGCGAAAACAAAACTATGAACCCGATAATCTGCATTGGTAATTATTACACAGATAAAAAAATGAGGGAGCTAATGAAAGTGTGCAATGTATTTGAATTGCCCTCTCCAAAAGGGTGTCATGTTAAAAACGTATTCGACGCTATAGGTAAGGGTGGTCATCTCCTGAAGAAAACTGAACTAGATGCAATAATTGCTTATGTACAGGGTGATATGTGTAAGTTAAAATTTGCGGTTGATATCGTTCAGAAGAAAATAAATGGAACCAATAATTGTGATATTTTGAGTATGTTTCATACGAAAAGTTTTAATGAAGATGCAAAAACTATCACAAAGCAATTATTGGGTAACAATTATCCAATTGATAAACACTGTACGTTGATGAACGATACGGATAGAACCATTGTTGCCTTATTATGGCATGAAAATATAATTGAGATGCTTACCCATATTCCTTCTGCACAGGGGTACCCATTATATTACAAAATATTACGAAATATTTGTTTTGCGGATTATATTGACAGAATCACATTTCAAAATCAAATATGGCAATTCAATGAAATGAGTTCTCTTATTAAAACTTTCTACAACAACAACATATTTCATATTCATACAAATTCACATTCATTGCCGCCGCCGGATGATATACGATTTACAAAAGTGCTTACAAAATATTCAACGGAATACAATAATTCTTTGTTCATGCAGGATTTGTCGCAACGTTTAAGTATGGATAAGCGCGACATTATCTCATTATTTCAAGAAATAAGATTGTGCATCGGTAAAGATTTCATAAATGATACTGAAATATTAGTTAATCTAGAAAAAATATTCGAACCATATGAAATCAACAAATTGGATATTCGAAGAATGTATCGATATTTAGATAAGAACACCAAAAAAGAGGTCACTATCGATGAATTGGAGGATGATACATAAGCACATTAGCAACTATATCCGGTGTACAAGTAGAATAAAAATAGCTCGCTAGTGTATAGTTATTTTCGCAATGGGCAATTGTTTTCATATACAAGAAAACGACCTACTAGAATGTCACCTATGTTCTTTAGACTTAAAACATAGATATATTCATTGTGCTTTTTGCAAACACCGTTTTCATTATCATTGTATGTCAACAATGGTACCTGCACTTGACAGTTGTGCCATGTGTAATCATAGAGAGCTGCGCTTCATCGATATAAAACGGAATACGAAAACTGAAGATTATTTAGAAGCAATATCTATCAAAGAAAACAAACACGTATATATAGATACATAACCGTTCCATTTTTACAGCTTGTTTGGTGTATAGCAACATATACATACCTACCTCCCAAAAGATTGCATGATTAAAGGGTTCTTCATGAAATCTTTTTTATATAACATACGTAAAATGTATGTTATACTTCTTTATTTACCAATATATGTTTTGATAAATTCTTGATTATTTTATTGTCTAATCTAGTTTGTTCTAATCCTACATCTCCCAATATATTGCGCATCATATGTACACAAAAATCATATTTTGGATTGTTTGAATCGTGACATTCTGGATTTTGTTGACGCCATAATGGTATGGTAGCATAATTCTGTTTTGCAACACAGTCTATCATTCTATGTAACTTTGAATTGTTAGGTGTATCCTTGCACCATTCGTCGTTATCCTTGATATACATCGTTTCTCTTTTCAGGTCAGTACAATGCAATGGCCGTTTTGTCACATCGAGTTCTTTGATGCGAGACAAAATCATATCTGTCATACCTGAAACATACCCGTTTTTACCAATGTTCTCAATGTCTTTGAAACCAATCTCAATATTTTCAATAAAATCAGACATGTTCATTGCATCTTTACATGTAGTATTCAAAAAGAAATTAAGATTAAATTTCTGGTTATTATTATTAGTGGTGGTAGTATGATACGTGTTTCCACAGTTAACAGCGTTGATAAGTTGTTTTTGCAAATGTTGATTTTCATGTTGTTGTTCTATAATAAATTCTTTGAACTGTTGATTGGACGTCAACAGTTCTTGATTTTGCATTAATAGCTTGGTAATCAGGTTAGAATCTGTTATGTTGTTCTCGATATGGTGCGACATGTCTTCGTTGTCTATTTTTTGGCATTTTTTGTTATGCCTCCATAATCCCATTCTAGAACTATATTCTTTGTTGCATATGCAACACATAAATGGTGTGGCATTTTTTTCAGCCAATTCTGTAACATTTGTAACTTTTATATGTTTAGCAGTGAGTAGATGTTTGGTATAATTGCTTTGTTTACTGCACGTAAAGTTGCATTTTTCACAACTGAAAATATTGGCATTTTTTACACGTCTATTTGTAACCATTTTTACTATAATAAGGTTACAAATAAAATGCCTAAATCATTTTCATCGAAAAATGAAAAAAATATATTGCAGTCACGTAAACTACATAGACGGGCAGTTTTGCTGCAATATGCTATGAACGAGTTTTTTTGTGTTTTTAAAACAGGTTTTCCACCCGAAAAAGAAAAAATGGACATTTATTTTTGTCCACTTTTTCTGAGTGTCACCAGTTTCTTTTTTATTATATAATTTGTTCAATATACTGTCTTATCAACAAAAATATGTATAGATAAATTTTTGATAACCTTATTATCCAGTCGAATTTGGTCATTACCTACATCCCCGAGTATATTTCGCATCATAGATACACAGAAGTCGTATTGAGGGTGTCCTCCTTGTTGGCATTCAGGGTGTTCTTTTCTCCAAATTGGTATTTTCGCATAGTTTTGCTTAGCCACATAATCTATCATCTGATGTAATTTGGTATTATCGGGGGTATCCTTGCTCCATTCATCGTTATCTTTGATATACATGGTTTCTCGTTTCAAATCAGTACAATGCAATGGTCGTTTTGTCACATCGAGTTCTTTGATTCGGGATAAAATCATATCCGTCATACCTGAAACATACCCGTTTTTTCCAATGTTCTCAATGTCTTTAAAATCAACTTCGATATTTTCAATAAAATCTGTCATATTCATCGCATCTTTGCATGTTGTATTCAAAAAAAGATTCAGATTGAATTTTTGATTATTGTTATGAGTCGTATTGTTATACGTATTGCCAGTATCTTTGACCGCGTCTAGGAGTTGTTTTTGTAAGGTTTGGTTTTCTTTTTGCTGTTCTATGATAAGACTTTTAAATTCATGGTTTTGTTTTATTAACTGCATCATAGTTTGTACGATTTCTGTATTCTTATTCGACTCTGACGCAGTATCACATGAAGTAAGAGTATTGTCACCAGGGTTGTTTGGTTTGCCTGAACATATTTGTTTATGTTTCCATAATCCAGTTCTATTTTTGTACTGTTTGTTGCAAAAATCACATGAATAACGGGAGTTTTTTTTGTTTCCACTACTTTTGGAAACATGTTTGTTTGTTACAATATGTCTGTTATAATCTAATTTCTTACTGGTTATGAATTGGCATACATCACATGTGTATATTTTTTTAATGTTTTTTTCGGGTTTTTTCGTAATTTTTGTTTCCATATCTATATTTTCTGGAAACAAAAAAAACTCCTAAATATTCACGACCAAATTTATAAAAAAACGATGCAGTCATATTATATCGTAATAACTCTATATTTACTGCATTATGATGTGAAACCCAAAAAGTGTGTTTTTTAAAACAGGTTTTCCATCCCAAAAAGAAAAAATGGACATTTATTTTTGTCCATTTTTTCTGAGTACCCCCAGTTTATTTTCATAATAAATGAAAAATATAGGGATTCATGTATATCATCAAAATTCGGGAATCCCAGATATGACATCAATGTTGTCAGGTAAATCGTTATTGTTTATGTATTTTGCCATGTCTTCTGCTATATATAGCCGATAGTTCACATCTTTGTTTTCAACTAGACATTTACTCGTCCATTTTGATAGTTTCAAAATCTCGTTTAAACCAACTATTCTTCCGACAACTCCTAAATGATTTGATGGACGTTTACCGGGTTTGCCGTTTGTATGTTTGATACGCCATTCGCAAGAAAGAGCATTTTTATGGTCAATGAAACCGGTAAGTAATGCATATATTTCCCATCCACCATTACGACCATGTGTATATCGCGCGCCCCCTGCAATTTCTTCATTGTGTTGACGTAATCGCCGTTTGGGATTATTCGTAGAACCATTGTATGTAAGATGCGAATAGCGTTGCTGTTTATTTCGTAAAATATAACAGTACCATTCTTCTTTGACTATATTATTTATATTTTCATCATGTTCATCATTCTCATCATTCTCATCATTTTCCATAAATTCTATATATTCTATACAGAATGGATAAGTCCACAAAAAACGTACTAGATGTAAAAAATCATAAAAATAAATCATGTTATGATTTTTCAGGAATTAGATATCGCTCATATCAACCTTAATCGTAGGAGTTAACTTACTTTCCGTAGTTGCCGATTTATACGAGGAGGTTTTGTTGGTTTGGAGTTCCGTATTTTCTTTAGTCAATGCTTCTACTTTCATGGATATTTCAATCATTTGACTTTGCATCTGCATCATAGTATCATGCATTTGTTGTTTTTCTTCATTCAATTGTTTGATTGTATTTTGCTGGCCAGATATTAATTGTACAATTTCAGGATTGGTGAGTTCACGAGGAGGCTTTCCGTTTTCATTAATCATAATTGGACCGTTTTGTTGTTTTGCCTGCATCTCTTTAATCATTATGTCTCGTTTTTCTTCGATTTCCTTTATTTGTTTCAATACATCAGGTTTCATATTTGGCAGTCCAGGTGTGTAATCTTCTAAAAGACCATCTATATCTTTCATGAAAAATTGTTTGATATCATTTTCAGTGTCTTTTCTGATGAATGACTCCACCGTTTTTGGAGATTCTTTGAAAAAATCTGGGTGAGCATTATCAAACATTTTACGTTTGTCATAAGTATTGTGCTCGTGTGAAAAGACGAGAATGGATTTCAATGGGTCTAGTTGAACAAAAGGAACTGTATAATCTTTTAGAAATGCACGTTCTTCTGCTAATGCAGCATCATCATCGTACTTAGTATCATCCAATAGTTTTTTTCGAAAGGCGAATGTACCAGCAGTTGCATGTTTTTCACCATAAGGACCACATTGAATCATTTTATGGATATGTTTGAAATAAATATATATCTCACTGCTACCAGCACACAATGCGGTTGGATTGGATGTCAGACGTTCCACCGCATGTGACACTCTTTCCGGTGGATAATAATCATCATCGTCCATGTATACAATAATTGACCCACGACATTGTTTGTGCATAAAATTGCGTTTTGCACCCAACATCATTTTATTATCGATTTCAAAATAGCGGATTTGAGGGATATTGGTTTTTTCAACTAGGTCTTTTATTTTATCAGTACCATCATCCACGATAATCCACTCTAACCTACTTTTTGGATAATCCTGATTACGAAAGCATTGAAACATGGTTTGAATAAACGGTCGTCGATTGAATGTTGGCGTACATATAGAAACCAACGGAAGGTCTGTTGCTTTCGATTTTTTGCTAGATTTTCCCATAGTAATATAATATAAAACGAATATATTTTATATGATTAAACATAAAATATATAATGAGGATACTATTTGCTCGTTTTCATCATCTCATTTATATGTTTCATAGTTCCAATATAGACCCATGTACCGACTGATACAAACAATAGCAAATTGAAAAACATGAAGGAATCGCGGAATGTCATTCCTGGGACAATTCCTTCTCCACTTGATAATTCAGTTCGTAAAACAAATGTATATCTGATAATAATCATCAGCAATATAACGAGAAGAAGGTGTTTCTTAAAAAATCCTACTATCTTCATAAGATTGCGTAATAGTACTTGAAACCAACTTTCACCCTCACAACTATTGGTAAAGAAATCGGGTGCAGAAGATTCAGTATGTGAATCTACTTCCATGAACGTTTTTCCAATACTATCTTTCCCGTATATGGGAATCGCGAACAAGGAATAGACAACTAAATATAAGAACATTAACAATGCACCCACAGGTACGCTTATCAGGATGACAATTATAAAGCGAATGAAAGCTTTGATTATAAAAAATATAGGCGAAGAGATAAAAGACAGCATCGTATCGATATCTAACGAAAACAATGATACAAAGAAATTTATGAACACGGTTGCAAACATCAAATTTATGATAAGATTACTAGAACTATCCTTTATAATGGCAATCAACATATTTTTTATAGACAGAGACACTTTCTTTATTGCATAAAATACAACCATGAACAACAATATGAAGTTGACTTTGCCTGTGAACAACTTCTTTGTATATGTAGGAATCAAATCTATAATGATATGATTCAAAACACTTGGAAAGAAAAATGCAAATTCAAACAAAAACAAAACCAGCTTCAATATATCGTAACCTTCTTCTTTGGATTTTGCTTTGAAATCACTTACCGACATGTTGAATAACTGGTCCTTTGGTATGCAATACATGATGTAGTACCAATTAAACGTGACAGGAAGACTTATAATGGCCGTTAATATTGTGGAAATATAATCTCTCATTAATTCCTCGTCTTTTTTGGTAGGGTTTTTATTGGATAACATATACGTCAATTCATATCCTAATTTTCTATTTACATAGGTAGCAATGTCATACACTTTTTCTACAAAATTTGCACCTTCTTCTCTCCAATCTACTTTATTCACATCTCCATCTTTTACATCATCGTGACCTTCCCAATTGTCTGTATTTGTCTTATCATCTAAATTGGTAGCACCCTCGATTACGTTCTTTGTAAATATGCTGTTTGAGGTGTCGAAATTTTCAACCGATTGAATTGGTGCAGTTTGTTCCTTATCGGTTTCCACTTCTTTGTACTGTTCGTTCTCTAATGTATTGAATGTTTCTATATTTTTGAAGTTATTCTTCCGCTTTGGTTTTTGACGTTTCTTCACATTCTTCATTTTGTATTCCATATTTGCAGTTTGGAAATTATGTTCTTTATTATTCTCAATATCACTAAAGGATTCTTTGATAGATTTATTATTTTTATGTTCAGGTGAAGCCATGAGAGAAATTACTATATTATATATTGCTATAATATATTTGTACAGGTAACCTATTGTTTATCTCGCGTATAACATACCACAGTTGCCACCCATAATAGACAATACATTATATCGCTCTTCGTATAATGTTAGGTTATAGTTATATTCATATAAACGCCAATTTGACTTTCGCACCCCTAACAATTGTCCATCTTCATCGCAAATAACATCATAATTAGAATTTACGGGGTCTATGGTCGGTAAATAAGTGTTGATTTCTAGTTCAATGGTTTTGAATTTACTCATGTTGATAGCCCCTGATGGTTGGTATTCAAACGGACTTGTGTTGAGGCAAAAATTATAGCAGTATAGACCTTCCTTTGCATTACCCTGAGTTCGGGTATATTTTTCGATAAAATCATAAATACCTCTTCCCATGATATTTTCGCGATATTCTCCATTCAAAAGGATACCCATGTTTTCCAATATTTCTTTACGATTTTCCGGGTGAAAATTTCCAGTAATGGTGATGCCCGTATTTTGGACAGATATAGGATGGACACCCATACCGTATTTCAATGTATCTTCTGTACCGCTGATTGGTTCCAATGGGGCTAACGTAATGTTTGACGGTAAATTGTGATAAGGCCAATTTGTATAGTTGCTCCATTCATTACGAAGATTTACGTCGTTCCTTTGCATAAACCACATCCAGTTTGATATCATGCCATTAGATTCTAATTTTATTCTTTTAGAGCCGGTTACATTTTCAAATTTATGTTCAAATACATCTTTCACCAAATATACCTGGTCTTCCATCGCAAATTTTTGTGTTTCTTCCTTTGACAAAAAGCAGTATGTTGAAATTAAATGCACATCTGCATTCCATGTATTAATTTTATTTTCATAATATTCTGGAAAGATAAACCCAGATGGAGGTGTTTGCAAATAACGATACATTTGAAACCTATTTTCATTGAAGTCGGGTCTTACATATGGAAATGCATAATCATAATCAAATACATCTCGTACCTGAAATAAATCTTGAATTGGCCGCATGGTAACCGATATCGACAATTCATTGTACTGTAGAGCAACCAGTGGAAACGCACATTTACTATTTAAAGTAAACCATGTATTTACCGGAATATATAAATTGCGACCACGTATAGATGGTTCTGCACCAGTAGTAGATGTAGTATAAGATGCAGAAGGATATACATTTGAACGACCATGTGCATAGGCAGGGTCATATGTTTCTATCGTATTTCCAGTCATTTGGTTGAATAGTTTTTTTTTCTCTGTAGTGAAATCTCTATCTACCATAGCAGCCAGATATTCACCCGTATATCTTTGCAACATCAAACCTCCACAATTAATGACAACCTCTTTTATCATGTGTGTTCCAATGTCTTTAATCCACTTGAAATCGTACGGCGCCCATCTTCCACTGGTTTCGTCGCAGGGTGAGTATACTGGACTCCATATATCAGGTAGAGTAACTACTATATACGTATCCATTAATAAATCAGCATATCGCGGTATTTTGAACGTAAACAAAGAATCTTCGGTTGGACGCAACTCCCTTAAACCATTGTAATCGATGCGAAATTTTTGAAGACCAAAATTTGTATATTTCACATACGCCACTTTAAAAAACGTTTTGCATGGGTTTCCTGTCAAAAACAGATTATTGTTTCCAGTAGAAATTATATTTAGTAAACCTCCAGCCATATTAGAATCTTATTATATATAGTATATTTTTATTATATTTGTTTATATATAGAATATATAAGTGATGAAATATAACTATCTATTTCTCTACATTGTCATATTTGCAATTTTGTTTCATGTACTATTCAATTTATACAGACGCCGCATTGTTAGTTTTTTTACAATGAAAGAAAACATGGAAAATAGAAGTGATATTCGTGAAAATATGGAAGATAAATCTAGTTTCGCCGCTGATATGGTGGGTGCCGTAGACAATGAGGATTTTTTGAAGGTAAAGAACAACAAGGATTTTTTAAGTGTTGGCAATATTCAAAGCATGCAACCTAAATACGCAAATTTGCCATTGAAGGAATATTGTATTAAATCAGCATACAACGCCGCAACTTCTGGAAAAACCGTGAATAAAAATATGGTGAAATTTTTGCTATCGAGAGGCTGTCGTTTATTAGATTTTGAAGTCTTTTACAACAAGAAGGGTGACAGTTTTGAACCAGTCGTCGCTGAAAGTACCGACCCTGAATTCAAAATATATGATACAGAGAATAGTGTCCCCCTACAGAATATTTTTTCAACTGCTGTCAGTAATGCTTTTTCCGGAAATTCGCCGAATAAGAAAGACCCTTTGTTTATTCATTTGCGCATCAAGACAAAAGATACCCAATGTTATGCCGAGGTTGCTAAATTAATAGATTCAGTGTTGAAACCTAAATTATATGACGGCAACATTGATAGAGACACTAAATTATCCGAGTTGATGGGAAAAGTTGTTATCATAATTGATAAAACGATTCATAGAGATTATAAAGAGTATGCGAAATGCAAGGGTACAGATGTGTCATGTTACGATTTATCTAACTATTTGAATATAGAAAGTGGAAGTCAAACTATCAATCTCGTTGGGTTGATGCAATTAGAAAATCAAGCAGCCAACCCACCATTAATCAAGGACGACAATGTTTCCACGACAGCCATAAGTAGCAAACTAGTGTTGCCTTATCAAAAAGCAAATGTCAATCCTGACATGAAAAAAATGATATTGAACTATGGAGGACAAATGATAGGTTATAGATATCATTTAGTAGATGAAAATCTAATGGATTGTGAAACTTTTTTCAATGACAATAAGGGAGGCATAGTTCCGTTAGCTGCAGCAATACCCTATTTTGAACGTGTTCAAAAAGAATTGTCTAGAAAGAAATAAATGACTATCCTATACCAAACACATATTTACGGGTATAATTATCATACAATATACAAAAAAATGTCACGTAATAATATACAGTTATTATTACGTAATGAGGACCAAACAAAAAAACAGTTTCAAACACAATTTATGCGAAGCAAACATGTCGTTTGATGAATGCGAATTAGCTATTTTGCGTCATGCTGTAGATGAAACCGAGAAAAAACAGGGCATGGAAAAAGTGAATAATGAAGATGTCAAAAAAATGCTAGTCATTGTTGAAGACTTTTTGAGAAAGAAGAAATTAATTTGTTATGGCGGCACTGCCATCAATAATATATTGCCAAAATACGCTCAGTTTTACAAACGCGATATTCAAATACCAGACTACGATTTTTTCTCTCCGAATCCGATTGAAGATGCGAAAGAATTAGCCGATATTTATTATAAAAATGGATATAATGACGTAGAGGCCAAATCGGGTGTTCATTTTGGAACATTCAAGGTATTCGTTAACTTCATCCCGATAGCAGACATTACTTTTTTACATCCTAAAATATACAATAGTATATCCAGAGATATCATCAAAATTAATGGATTACGTTATGCGCCACCCGATTTTCTTCGCATGTCCATGTATTTAGAACTATCTAGACCCGATGGGGATGTTTCTCGATGGGAAAAAATATTAAAACGTCTTAGTTTATTGAATAAATATCATCCATTAAAAACGAAAAATTGCGAAAAGGTCGATTTCGAAAAGAACAGTGATAGCCCCACCAGTAAGTTGAATACTACTGTTCGCAATAATCTCATCGACCAGGGTGTTGTTTTCTTTGGTGGATACTCTACCTATCTTTACTCGAAACATATGAGTGAAAACGAGCAAACTCAGGTTAAAAAAATACCCGATTATGACGTCTTATCTGAAGAACCGAAAAAAAGCGCCAGCATATTAATAGAGCGTTTGCACGATGACGGTTATAAAAATACGAAAATGATTCTACACGAAGAAATTGGGGAAATCATACCGAAACATTATGAAATCAAAGTGAATAACAAGAGCATTGTATTTATATATGAGCCGATTGCATGTCACAGTTATAATAAAATAAAGATTGGAGACAAGGAGGTGAATGTAGCAACTATCGAAACGATTTTATCTTTTTATTTGGCATTCGTTTACGCAAATGAGCGTCATTATAACAGAAACCGTTTATTATGTATATCCAAATATTTGTTTGATGTTATTGAAAAAAATCGGTTGCAAAACAAAGGACTATTGAAACGTTTTTCAATTAACTGTTATGGAAAACAGCAGACATTGGAAGATATTCGGTCCGAAAAAGCGAACATGTTTAAGAAATTTGCGGAGTCAAAAGCTGATGTAGGCACAAAAGAATATCAGATGTGGTTTTTGAAATATTCACCTCATAAAGAAAGTAAAAAAGAAGGAAAACAGACAAAGGATGAGGATGTTCTCGAACAACCAAAAAAGAAGACCATTCGTAAAACACGTAGACAACCGCAGAAAAGTAATACGGTTGCCAGAAGAACACGTAAGATGGTAGCGTCAAATAACTGGTTGGTCTAATTTACTATATCATCCGAAAATCTAATCTTCTTCTTCTTCTTCTTCGTCACACGCATTTCCACAAAGAAATTGTCCAGTCCCTTTCATTTGAACTATATCTTCACTTTTTCCGCAAAGACTACATTCTGCTTGTTGATTATTTGGTTCTTCTTCAATAAATAAAATATCTCCCATTCCATCATCATTAAAATATCCATCACATAGATTACATTTTACCCATTGTTGTCCATCTTCATAATTTTCTTCTGTATCTTCTTCAAAATCCCAGTCAGGTGGATATCTTTCACAGTCCATATTTTTACATAATTTGTGGTCTTCTGGTTGATTCAACTCTTCTGTTATTGGAAGTACACTATTCATATTTTCTACTTCCAATTGATGTTTTTCAAAATTGGTTGCGTGTTTTTGTGTATTCAAATGACGTTCCAACTTTGTCTTTGAAGGGGCTTTGAAATCGCAATAAATACATTCGTAAGACAATTTATTAATTTTGTCTTCGTTCTCCATTATGTTATTTTATATAATAAAAATATATTTATACCTTTTTATTATATTTTTTGTGAACCTATATGTCCTTTGTATAACCGACAATATATTGACTATGATAATCATTGTCAACATCTTATTACAATGAACTAATAAAATTTATAATCTTATTCGAGAACAAAAAGAAGTTCCCAAAAAGAAGACTTTTCAATACAAGTCCATAAAAGTTAAAATTACCGTCGTCATTATAAATGGATAAAAATGAGAATCTTTTGAATATCATAGTATTCACCATTGGCAATTGAAACAAAAAGAACAACAAGGCCACGAAAACAGGCATTTGAAGGTCATCCAAAATAGCATCCAGTTTATTCTCGCGATATTTTTTTTGTTCATATTCGCGAAGATTTCGTTCAGTCATATCATGATGTTCCCTTACAAAGTCTACTTTTTTGGGGTATTTTGGTATGTGGTTAGGCTGTACGTTTTCATCTATGTTGTATTGCTCGGTCTGCATGGGTATATCTCTAGACGGAAGAGGTTGCGTTTGCATGTTTGTAATTTGTGCGCGGAATTCTTCAGGTAAACCACCCTGTTGTTGAAATTGGTCTACCTGCATGCTCGGTCGTTCAATGCGTTGATTGTCTGGATTTTGCATGACTGGGTTTTGCTCATCCATTCCATATGGATTTGGATGCGAATTGAGTGGCGCATAATTTGTTTGCATTTCAACATCTGATTTATTTTTCATCTCCGATATACTTATTGTAGGAAGTGTCGACAATTGATTTTGCATAGCAGGCATATTGTTGCCTCCCGTATTTCCATTCATAGGTAAATCCGCAATATTAGTAATATTTTCCATAACTACAAACTATACAATTAATACACATGTTTGATTGTATAGTTTAACGAATATACTAAATATATATATTTCTAGTTGATATCTTCTGCATCATTTTGTGATATAACAGGTACCACTCGTTTCGTAGTATCACATTTATCAGCATGAGCAGAATATTTGTAACATTTTTCACCGTGTTTAAACACTTTATCCTCGATGTCGTTTATTACCGGTCCATTGAATCGTATACAATTTTTATCGTTACAGACTTTTCTAAATAATGTTGCCAGTCCTAAACCTAGAATAATTGATATTATATTTTTACCGACCTCTGATTGGAATAATCGTCTGAAATTCATATATAGTATAGATTCCTAAAATAATAATTGCTACGATTATTCATTAACTTTGAAAGGGTACTTTAGTAATAGCATCTGCATTGTCTGAACAGGATACCTCTGTTTGTTTCAATGAAAAGCACGTATCGGTCTGGTCTTTATACTGTAATATAGTGACATTTTCGGGTGTAGGATATACGCGTATGATTCTCATATCCGGCATGAAAATATATACTGCAAAGAGCCCAATGAGTAGACTTAATATAAATAGTTTTGCATTGATGAACTTAAAAATATTCATGTATACATTAATCGAATATATAATTATCTACTAATTATATATTTTGAAAAATATGAAAGTGTATGATTTGTTTACACCGATTGAAATGTGGTTTAGCCTACATCCACAATCAGTCTGTATGTCCTACATGGAGCATTTGCGATTTTCTGGTATGTTAGCCGGTCGAATGTGCATTGGCGGAATAAAAGCATTGATACATGCCATTTTTCCACAAATGTACATTACCTCTAGCACTGAGTTGATAAGAGACCTCGACCAAAAACTAACCGAAGCTGGTTGCAAATAGAGATTATGCCTTCTTCTTCTTCTTCTTCTTTTTCTTCTTATTTGAATCAGTTTTGTTTGCCTTTTCCTTCTCTAGTTCTTCTTCTTTTATAAGTTCTGCTTCGATATCGGGATGAATAAAGGATTTCTCCTGGGCATCCTCACCATCTAATTTAAATACATACTTACCATCGGTATCTTTTTGCTGCAGCGAGTACTGCGCTTTGATACGATTTTGTTCACGAATTCGCTCAAATACCTTTTGTTTTTCCTCCTCCTGCTTTTTCAACATTTCTTGCTTTCGGTCCGCAGCCTTTTTTAACATTTTGTCTTTTGTATCAGACTGTTTCATGAGTCGATTCAATGCACCCTTGTTGATTTTCGCATTTTTACCTAGTCCACCCATCCCCTTCATGACATTTTTTAACATTTCATTTACACCTGCATCTCCTCCTGTTTTTTTGATTTCATTCAAAAAATCACCGGCCTCTTTCATGATATCTTCTCTCGAAATTTCTCCACTTTTCATTTTATCATCCAGTCTACCACTAACCGTCTTCATTAAATTCTTTATTTTGTTTGGATTTTTCATCAAATTTTTGATGACATCTGTCGGGTTTGCACTGTCCATGTCTCCCAAAGAGTCTTTGAATTCATCGGCAACTTCTTCTGCCAACTCTTTTGCCAATTTGCCAATTTTTCCATCAAACAACTGTTTCATATGTGATTGCAAATTTTCTAGATTGGGCATACTAGACATATTCGGCATATTATTGAACATATTTTTCATATCTTCCTCCATATTTCCAGGCAGGTTACTACCGTCGTCGCCCATAGTGTTTCCACTTGCATCACCATTGGACATATTTTCAAATACACCGGTTATATTGCTCATTGCTTCCTGCATCTTTTCATGCAAAATAGATTCATCAATGCCTTCAAACATATTGGCTGCATCGCCAAAGCTTTTCTTATCTTCCATGCTACCTACTACGGTGAACAACATCAGCTGCAAATACTTCCACATTATTTTTTTTGATTTTTCACTTACCCCTTCACAGTTGAATAACAATTGAAAACTTATTTTCGGTAAAAAATGAGTGTTTACATCGCTGTCTTTTTTGAATATATCTTCATTTTTTGATAATATATCAAAAAAACGTTCAGGATATACCTTTGCGCAATAGTCTAATAGACTCTTTAACTCGGCATCAGTAATATCGGGTACGCCCCATTTTATCCAATAGAAATCATATTCAGGAAAAACAGTCGTCAAATCATCTGTGAAATCTTTTACTAACGAACGAAAATTCGTAGGAATCAACGGTTTTTCTTCAGTTGCCATTATGAAATATATCCATAAAGTTATTTATATACTTTTTTGTTTTAAATGATTGTTGATTTTCTTAATATATCATTCAATATGTTTGATAACGTTTCAATATAGGTTTGTTACATTCCGCATCGGCGGGAGAAGGAGACGGAGAAGGAGAAGGAGAAGGAGAAGGAGAAGGAGAATTTGACGCTATGTAATCATTGAGATAATCGTCTAATTTCATGACTGGTAACATTTGTAAGGTGTATTTTGACTGACTATCTTTCAAAGAAGATGTTCCACTGATAACGTCATTATCACAATATGTAACAAAATTTGATATCGATTTCGAAACCTTTGTTTTCACTGTTTCACGATACGTGTTGAAAATATCGAAAATGTCCTTATGACGATTCGAAGTGTTAGCATTTAGCGTGTACGAATTATCAATGCATTCTATACGTTCATTACGACGTAATACTGGTTTTTCTGGTATTTCTGTATATAAGGGTATTTCTTTATTTGCGTCCATTGTTTTGTTATCCTTCTACTATTCATTTACATAATCAATTTTTGTAAAAGTACCTAAATAATTGTTTGTTGTCTTAACAAATGGAACAACGACCAACATGGTTAGAATATTTCAAACAAATTGTATTAGTTACTGCAACTCGTTCGCCATGTACTCGATTACAGGTTGGTTGTTTATTGGTAAAGGATAATCGTATTATATCTCAAGGGTACAATGGATTTTTACCAGGATGTCCACATGAATCCAAAATAATTGACAATCATGAACAGGCAACTGTACATGCTGAACAAAATGCGATTACAGATTGTGCAAAGAGAGGGGTAAGTTGTAATCATGCAGATGCATACATTACCCATTATCCCTGTGTAAATTGCATGAAAATGCTATGCGCATCTGGTATCCAAAATATCTACTATATCAATGATTACAATAATGATAAATTAGTGGAATATTTTTTTAGAGAGTCACGAATACAAAATTTTAAGAAAATATGATTTTTGCGAAAAATTGACAATCTATCTCATGTATCTAGTCTGTTACTTAATCAAATCAATCACTATGGATTCATACAATCATTCAATTGTTGACATTTACATTCCCAGAATATTAGGAAATGTTTCTACAACGATAGTAAAAAATGCTTTTCAGCAATCGAAAATTGGTCGGGTAGTAGATTTGGATATGCATCGAAAAAAGAATGAAAATGGTTATTACTATTTCTTTGCATTTATAAAATTACAGCTTATGAAAACAGAAGAAGCGAGCCGATTATCAAACCTGCTTAACGAGAGAGGAATCATGCATCTAGTTTACGACGAGGAAGCATGTCAATATTGGGAACTCAAAAAACACATTCCAAAGAGCCATCGTACACCTACCTCGAATTCATATATTACTGACATGTCTGCGCGAATTGCCACAAACGTTTCCAATTTATTGAACAATGCATCACTTGAACTACCTCGCAGTGGTTACGATATTTGTAATTATAAAAATGCCGACGATGTGTATTGTCTTACTCAACAGGACCGCGACGATATGGTAAACGAATACGAAGATTTGCAGCGAGAAATTTATAAATTTGCCTGCAATACGATTTTGCCCATCTAATTCTATCATAAAAATATCATAAAAATAAAAAACAATCTGTGTTGTTTTTTATTTTTTGGTTCACTTTCCTCGTTTCGTTTTTTTCCTTTTATGTTTTTTTTTTGCCTGATGTACACTTTTTGTTTTTCGCAATTTCGTTTTTTTCCGTTTACCACCTATTCCTACTGACTGATTGTCGATTTTCTTCAACGGCTCCTGCAATTGAATAGTCGTATCAACCGGGACTGCTTCGGCAACTGGTATAGCTTCATTTTGTTGAGTCGTATTTTGGCTCTCATTAGAATCGGTAGATACGGTTGGCGTCTCAACTGCAGGTTCGGGTTCGGGTGTGGGTTCAACGTTTTCTACCACCGGACTTATTTCAACAGGTTCGGTTTCGGGTTCGGGTTGGTTTTGCATAATATGTGAATAGGTTACAACCAATGAGGTAATTCCAATAAACATATATGCAGTGGCTGGTATCGATTGTTCATACATAATTTACTACTTCTTATATAATATGGATATTTTTTATCGTTCATTTTGCATACTAAAGTCAGCTAAATACATTGTACGATTATCAATTTCACATGGTGAAACATACAATAGGCGAACTTATTGTATGTTTATAATTCAAAATTCCAGTCATCTACCAGACCGCCACTATAGATATTTTCATGATAACTGTCTTCTAATATATCATACGTGTCTATCATGTCACGTTTATGTTTGATGACTACAGTAATATCTGCCAACATATCTAAAATCTTTTTTTTTTGTATGTTTGTTGAAATAGTTGCCAACATATCTTCCTTACATGGTTCCGATACATTTCGTGTATCAAAACCTGATACATAACCAAGATTGGATTGGTTGGATATGTCGAGTATTTCATAAGGTATTTTTTTATAGAAAACCAGCATCAATGAGTACAATATAGACAGCATTGCTATGCAAACGGTTATGTATTTATGTTATTTACATTGCAGTTTCCATATTTCTCAATGCACTTTGATATTTATCTGCCCACATCTTCTTTGCTGCAGTTTTCACATTGCAGTTCATGTGATTTTCAAATTGCTCAGGATTGTCATAGTACAGGTTGTCTGGTTCTTTAGCACCAGAGCCTATATACGTAACCTTGAAGTACAAATCCTCGTCATAAGACCCTACCTTATGTGAATCTGTGAATCGACCGTAAATCGGGTCTCGGATATATGCACCTGGAATCTGTCCAGTAGCAAAATACTCAAGCTTTCCATGCTTACTTTTGATTTTACGATATCCGATATCGTCTTTCTTTTTGTTGCTTTTCTTGTTTTTTTGGTTTTTCTTTACAACTGAAAAGTCGTCAGTTGCAGTAGACTCTGTTGAAATGCTTTCCATATCATCATCTGGATAGGTTTCATATTGATATGGGTCTTCGTCCATTAATGTCTCCGAAAAATTACCTACGGAATTGTTGTCACTATAGTTTTCCATGATTAGTAGAGGGTGGGATAGAGCGTTTTGTACTGTATAAGTAGTATACGGTACTATCGCAATAATTATTTATGTTGTTTCAGTAATTTATATTTTGAGCAACGATAAAAGATATAAATATAGTATAGAATACTTGTGTATATGCCATTCACTGAAAAAGAGTTGAGAGAATACTTGACGGACAATTTCATGAACGCTCCGTCTACCGGTCATATTGAATATGATGACAATGATAGCGATAATGAAATACAAACACCACAGCTAAAGAAACCACTAGTCACTGGGTCGACCGATGTGGACATGGATGTAATATTCAAATATTTAGAGAAAGACTCTTTGTCGTTAGATATAGAGCATCAGCGTGACTATTTGAAACAATATACCATACATTTATGTTTGTATGATGTAATTCAAACATTGCGATTGCCACTTATACAATATCTGTTGGTAAATACTGACAATGTGTATCGTTTTCCAAACACAACACTTGATATGCGCCCCTTTATGGAAATCAATGAAAGTAAATATGGCATTGTTTCGTCATCAGAAGATTCCGATGAAATAAAAGATATTCATTTAATCGACGACGAGTTTTTGACTCAAATAACTGCATTTTTTGAGAAGTACACTGGATTATCCATGAACACAGAAACTATGTATAAGGGGTTTTTAGAAGATGAACATAATAATATTTTTGTCTTCATAGACACATCCTCTGTGACATTTACAAAAGACCGCTCTGCTGAGTATGCAATTATAGACGAAATTATTAATACTGGCAGCATTCGTGATATGATGATAGAAAAAACGGTCACTGATATTTTCAAACAGTATGATTTTTTACAGTATCTACGTACAATTGAAGGTATTCCAGTTCAGTTTCCAAAAATAGGATATATTTGTGATGAAAATGACAAAGGAGAATACGTAAATGTGTTTGAGAGTGACTCTACCAGTGACAATGAACTCTTACTCCCACCGAGTGTTGACCATGAAATGTATGATAACCTATATATATTTTCTGCGATGCCTCTATCGGTATCTAATGTACATCTTATTAGACGGTTTGCATGTTTTATTGAAAATGAGGAGGTTGATACTCCGGATTTACAACAGGACAATATATCGTTCAGTGAAAACGATATACAATATTACGGTTTGTACGAATTAGACTTATTCAAAGAGCTGTAATTGGGGAACTTAGTATGTAATATAACGCAATATATTACATATGAATTTATACGACCTCAATATCGTATGTTTTCAAAAACGTTTCTAACGACCTTTCATCAACCTGGTCGCCGATGTTCGTAATAATCTCATCGGTTAACGGCTTTCTTTCGTATAATTCTTCAAATGTGTGTATGTATTTGGTAATTAATTTACATTGTTCACTATAAAAATGAGCGGCTTGTTCTTCTTTCTTTTGGGATTCTTTCATATTAGCGAGTTGTTTGTGCATATTTGTCTGCTCCAAATCAGTAAATGCTTTCAATTCCTGTTCTTTTTCTCTCAATATTCGTTCCTGTTCTTGTATTTTTAATTCTTTATTTTGCAACTCATATTCATCATCATTGCCATCGTCAATAGCATTCTCTAGTTCTTTGTACCATTTATGACGTGTTTCATTTGCACTTATTATTGTATCACATATATCTGGTTTACGCAATTGTTCAAATCGTTTACGCTGCTTAGACCCTTCTTTGCCTATAAACGCAGTGTTGAATTCTTTGATTGTTTTCTCTTGTATGTCCGGGCTTGTTTCCATCAAACGGTCAAATTCCTGTCTGCATACCTTAATGAATGTCTTTGCTTCAGTTCGTTCGTCGGGATGCTTTGCTAATTCAATGCGAATATTTCTAGCAAATTTATCCCATGATATTGAAGATACTCGATGCGCCTCATTCAATTCGGATATCTTTAAATATTGCTGTATGGTTGTTAATATGCCTATAAATATATTAATAGAACCAATAACTAATGGAGCATATGTTTGGTAATTAGTCGGCAAACTCTTTTGTGCAAATGATGCGGTACCACTAACGGTTGAAAATATAATCGCAGGTATGGTAAACCAGGCGTGCAACTTTGCATACCTAGCATGTGAACGAGAATTCAACCATTTATAACACTGTGCTACATCGCACCATTCCACCATAATCAATTCATTTTCGGGACTCCACTCTATTTTCACCTTAGGAATGTCTATAAGTGAATTTTCACTTGAGTCTTTGCTACTATTATCAGGAATATCTTTATTCTCTTTATTATCTGTTTCACTATACATTCAATATACTATATAATACCATATATTTTTACGCACAATTCTAAAATTTGTAATTCCTAAATCTTGTAAAATATTCGCATGTATTTTACAATCACTTCTCTGCATCGTTTGCAATATTCGTTTTTATTTCGGTGAACACAGGCAGATTATTCGCATCTATCTTTTTTAGTTCATTGCTCTGCAAAATATTGCTAATATCAGTGACTACTAATTGTGGTTTCTCTATGTTATCATCTTTTGTTATTGGCGATGGAATATTGTCACCTGATTTCTCATTTGTTTGGTCGAGTGCAGTTAAATCATCAAACGAATATGCATGGTCGGAATTCAAATTCGTTTCTACCTCTCTATCAAATTCCATGTAATTATCATGTAGGCGTTTGATTTGCTTCTGCTGTGAAATGTGAAAAAAACTGGTATAATTAATATACAGGTCGATTTGCCCTTTCAATATATTATTCTCGTGACACAACGTGTTGACAAAGTTAGAAATAGAATATCCAGCATGTGCCTTTGTTGCGTAATCATTGATTATGTTTTCCTTCTCTGTCAACACCTGGTACATTTTTTTGATATATAACAGCATTTGCTCGTGTACAATGTTTATATTGTCAAGACCGTAATCGTAAAATGGCTCCAAATCTTTGTATACTGGAATACTTATATTATTATCAACGGAGAATTTTAAATCATCCGAGTTTTCATTTACGTATTTGCTAATAAGTTTGAATAATTTATAATAATCACAATAAGTTCGGTTTCTGAACATGGAACTGAATTTGTTCAGGTTCTCTAATTCTGTGGAAAATGTCTTATATTGAAAGAAAAACGAGTCTAAACTAAACAAAAATATCTGTTTGTTGTTGGATTTACTCATAGCAGTATGCATCTCTTTTAATTTCATAAGTTTTTCTTTCATGTGTATTTTTTTTACTTCTATACGTTGGTTGAGCTGAATGATATTTTTGAAATCAGTTTCTAATTTGTCGAATTTATAAGGATAATCTGTATTCATTTGTATTAACTGTATATTTTATTGTTCTATGTCTCTATGTATTATTTCGGCGAATATATCTAAAAATTGATATTAGATACAATGTAGTCATTCATACTATCTAAACTTCAACAATGATTTCAGTTATTTCAGGAAATATACTAGATGAAATACAGACAACCTGTGCCGATATTTCAGTATATGATTATATTTATATCTCTGTTGGTTCCAAAGAAAACGACCATGTAGTCTATTTCAATGGTGGCAAACAAGTTCATTCGAACGCTTTCATGCAAATGGTCCCGTTATTTTTACACAAACCGGGTGCAAATGTATTGATAATTTCTATCGATACATTCAAACATACTCACCAAATATCATCACACGTCAGAAAGTTGGAAAATATCGTTACCGATAATATACATTTCCTCCTCATCAATCATTTTTGCGATGCGGTATTTATAGATAATTTCATGCACGTGTTCATAAAGAAGTTGAACCAAACAAATTTCCCTGCCGCGCGTTTCATGATTACTAACTTTATTCGCCATAAACATTCACCAAATGCAATCGAGAAACAGTCCGAAGAAATAATACCGACTACTATCCAAACTGCGTTAGATTCTACTGCAACATATGGTACGTGCTTCTTTCAATGGTTTGGATACAACCCAATGTTTTATAATTACGTTTACAATTATAAGCGATTGAAGTCAAATCCGGTAGTTTACAATCATATATACGCGGTCGAGGATTTGCTCACTAAATTGTCTAGAAAAACTCTTTCTGAAAAAATTGTCATCCAAAATATGAGCGTAGTATTTATTTTACAACACATGTACAATTTTTGTCAATATAATAATCTTACTGATAGGATTGCATTTTCCATTCACGATGAACTTATTAGCGAAGAGTCAATTGTAATCGTGACATGATTATTCATTGGCTTTTGATAAACAGGTTTCGAAAAAATATTGCAAAGATGCTTTGTCTGTTCCACTTACAAATTCGTCTGGCACATAATGGGCATTGTCGTTGTAATATGCTAACAATGCGGGTATACCCTTTACCATTTTTTTACTTTTCATGAAACCATATACATCTATGTTTTCATCTACATCCAGTGATACAAATTGTACATTGTTGGGCATTTTAGTAATATAATTTGTAACATCATCTTCTATTTGTTTGCATGGACCACACCATGTTGCTCCAAATTTGACGATAATAACACCAGGATTGGTTTGTAGAAGTTCCTGGAAATGGTTCCTACCATTAAGTTTAGTTATAGTGGGGAGTACCATATGATTGTATTACAAGACACAGTTTATATAGTTTGTTTCGCGAATCATTTTTCTATATATCCATTATAATAATGGAGAAAGGACACAATTTAGATATACACATGTACAGTTTGCAGGATTTGCTCGGCTTATTTGATATTGGTTATGATATTTCACTTGAAGACATAAAACGCGCAAAAAAAAAAGTTCTCATGACGCACCCAGATAAATCTAAATTAGACGCGAAATATTTTCTATTTTATAAAAAAGCATTTGAAGTAGTGGTGCAATTTTATGAAAACCAACACAAACATTCCAAATCAACATCATCAGAAAACAAAGTTGCGTATGACGCATCTCAACACAACAAACTCGACGATTCCTCTGCAACACAGGTTTCGTCTGTACTGAACGAAATGACTGTAAACGACTTCCAAAGTAAATTCAATAAATTGTTCGATGATAACATGATAAAAAAAACAGACACCTCTAGAAACGAATGGTTTACAAACAATGAACAATTATTCGATGTCGATGAAAAGGTAACTAACAAAAACATGGGGGAGGTATTCAATCGCATCAAAGACACTCAATCTAGTATGGTTAAATACAAAGGGGTAGAGAACCTATATGTTAACGGTGGTTCTGGGAACAAAATTTACGATGACGACGACAACGATGAATATGTATCAACGGACCCCTTTAGTAAATTGAAATTTGATGATTTACGTAAAGTCCATAAGGACCAAACGGTTTTCGCGGTAAGCGAACGAGACATCAACAAAGTGCAACAATATTCCTCCGTCGACCATTTCATGCGCGAACGTGGAAAACAAAGTCTATCGCCTCTAGAAAAACAAGAGGCTGAAACCCTATTGGCGCAACAAGACACTACCTACAGGCAACGCATGATGCAAAAAGAATACGATGCTAAAAAACAGACTATGCAATACGAAGAAAAAAACAAAAGTGTATTGTCTAACTTTCTGCGCATAAAATATTAGACACAGGAAGATGCGTATCATTACATCTCCATTCGGGTTTCGTAGATATTATCACAAACAAATGTGATAATATGTAAATGACGAAAATCAATAGTAGGAATCTCACCTATGATGGTGTAACTTTTTCATCTTTCTCCCCACCGCTACATGTCTAATTCATCGTCAAATTCATTTTATGCTGGCGAAATAACCATGGCTTGTCCATATCTAATAACAGATGGTCATAGTTGGTATGCTTGTTTTCAATATCGCTATAATTCTCATACTGTGTGACCGTAGGTGGGGTTATCATGTACCAAAAATATTGCATCTGCAGTCGTTTCCAATATACATCTAATGCATACATTTGTTTATTGTCGGGATTCTTTACAAGTTGTTGTACACCTTCTTTGAAATTTTGTATTAGCGGGTCGTACAAAGATTTTTTTACTATATAGCCAGTTGTTGTCTGACAATTAAATACACGGGCACAATATTCAGCTGTCTGTTGATATGGAGGTACATTGTTTCCGCCAATAATCAATATATCCCATTGGATATCGGTATTGTCTGTAAATTTTTTCAGGTTTTCTTTTAATAATTCGGGGTTCGTGAACGTAATATCATCTTCGCATACAAAGACATAGTCATAGTCTCGTTTTTTTGCCAATTCTAAGCACTTTATATGACTCATTGTACATCCTACCGCACCTGACTTTGGACGAATTGCATTGACTCTTTCGGCGGTGATATTCATTTTTCCGAATTCGGTCAATACATGTTCTAATCTATCAGTACGATGCTCAAGATTAATAAACAATGTATGTTCGAATAAATCTGTCATATAAAAATATGTATATGCATATTTTTATATAGATTCTGTTCATAATATTAGTTTGACTTTTGCTGTTCAATGGTTGTTACCAAATCTTCTACGATTACTTCAGTCTGTTTTGTTTCAATATACGCAGAGATTGTTTCTATTTGTTTCGTCAGTAAATTGGTATGCATTTGTAGCGCCTCATATTTGTCATTTACCTCCACATAGCGAGCCTTCCATTCATTGGTTTGGGCTACCAAATTTTCTATCTC